CAATAGGTTGATCCCACTTGTCAATTCCCATCCCATACGGAGGATCGAACAGCACGGCGTCAACCGACTCATTGGGCAGCAGCGCACACAATTCCATTGCATCAATGACGTGTACCCGATTCATCAGCACATGGTCAAATAAATAGCGTTGAAGCATCGGTGTGATCATCGCGCCGCCGTTCCCCACATCGACACTTGTCTCAGCAAGACAGGGGCAGCGGCAATCGTCACTGTCTGCCGGTCCCGCGCCGCCCCATCCTCGCGCCATGCCTCGTGCCACAACTTCTGTTTGTCCTCTTTGTACGTGAGTTCGTCGGGTTCGCACCCTTCGAGTCGCCGCGCTTCCCGCCGAAGGTTGCGAATTGCTTCAAAATCGGGCGGGAGAATACGACTGATTACCGTGTCCAACTGCGCGTCGTCCAAAGAGAAAATGACAATCCGGTGATAGGGTGAATCGGTCATGCGGACGGCTGCGGCAGTCCAGTTGGGGCGCAGTACCGTGATTCGCCGTCCACCCCCTAGCCAATAGCTTTCATAGACCCACCACAAGCGCGAGGCTTGGCGCTCCACCTTGACAGTATCCACTGCCCCATACCCATTGTCGTAGCGCCGCCATGCGTTGGGTTTCGCAGCATCGGCATAGACCGCCTGTGTCTGGCGTTCCGTGTAAGTCGCTTTGTTCGCATCGGCTTTGGCGTTTGCCACCTGAAAACTATTCGCGCCTTCCAACGGGTCAATGCCGCGTTCTTTGGCGAGTTCGCGCCAGCGGCGTTTGAATGCTTCGAGATTGAATGCCACTCCTTTTCCTCCTTTACCAGACATCGGATTGAACCCGATGGGTGAGTAATTGAATCGCCGCCTGTCGTGCCAGCACGTCCGCCATTGCGAGATCGTCCATTTGTCCTTCGGGCGCTTTGAGCGTTGATCCGACGATAGATTGAAGCTGGCGATACGTTTGCCGATCATGCAAAATGCCTTCGCTGTCACGGTAGGCGGTGGTTGCGTTCGCATACAGCAGCGCCTTGCTTTGGGCGTTCGTCTGCCAACCCGCCTTCTTATCCGTGCCGTTCAAGCGGCGGAGTTTCGAGCGGGACTTCAACGCCAGCAGCACCGCATGTCCGTGATTGTTGCGTTCAACGAGTAGTGGGTCTTGATTGAAATACACGCCCACGCTGTCAACGTATTCCGCAAATACTTCGGGTTCAAATTTGCCCACCAAGACCGCCATGTGTTCGCCCGTGTAGGCGTCAATCACCACCGCCGCCGAGTCATCGCTGGTCGGGTTGCCCTCAGCGGTATCAACGCCCATCACGTACACACCGTCTTTTTTGGGGAGGCGGTACATCCTGAGTCCCGGCACGGCGGGCGCTTTGGCGAATTTAAGCACCATGTCCGACAGCGGCGCTTGTTCGGCGTAAGCGTTCAAGAGCCATTCGCCCGGAATGCGTTTGTCTGACGAGAGTTCCATCAGGGCTTGTTCATCGCTTGCCGGATACTGCTCAAACAATTCATCCGTCGATCCGGTGTTGGTAAGCGATTCCTGCTTCTGGCGTTCATACCACGTCGCGTCCCGTTCGGGTCTGACATGCCAGGGTAAGAAGATCGGATACCATGCGTTCGTGCCGTCCTTCGCGCCCCTGTAGATCGTCTTGAAGCCGCTCTCCGGTTTTGTTTTGTCGGCACGCGAGATCATGATCATGCGTCCGCCCGCTTCCATCGTCGGCTTGACAGAGCGCATCATGGCTTTGAAATTTGGCACAAGGTCGGCTTCATCCACCAGCACGTTCGTTGCGGTGTAGCCATCCCCTGCCGTTGTCGGGAAAGCATACGCCACGCTGCCATTCGATAGCGCGAACTGGTGGGCGCTGTCGATGGTGATCCGCCGCGCTTGCATCCATTCAGGCAACCGTTGGTACATGCCCTTCAAGCGTTCCTCACCGAGCAGGTAGATCGCTTCGTCATCACGCTTGCTGAAAATGAGCGCCACAGCTTTCGGACGAAACAACATTGACCAAAGATCGTCGCCGCCTAAGACCAACCATGTAATCCCAAGCTGTCGCGCTTTAAGCGCGATGATGAGCTTGTGCTTGTCGAACGAGCGGAGCATCGCCTTCTGTTCTTTCCACAGGTGGAACGGTATCCAGTTGGTTGCTTGCGCGTCAAAGATTTGGACATAGCGATTGACGAAGTAGACGCGGGACGCCGCACACTTGGCGATCTCCGTGTCGATAAAACTGCGGGTGACGTTAGTCGTCTGAGTCATCGGCGCTCATCATCTCGCGCACCGCAGCAATGATGTGCGCGGTGTCTTCTAGGCGCGACTGGTACGGCGTCTCGCCTTCGGGGTCACGGGCATCCACAGGCGCGATCTTCTGCGTCGGCAGGTCATTGAATTCCTGACGGGATTGAACCATATACTTATCGAACGCCGTGATCGTTGCGCGGAGGGTGTCGGGATCGGCTTCATAGCCGATAAGCTGTCCCGTGTCCGGGTCAAGTTGATTTTTGGTGGGCGCGAGTTTACTCAGATTTGCCCATGCGACACTGTACGCTTTTTCGAGCAGTCGCTTCCGCCGATCTCGTTCCTTGATCTGGGCGTCTTTCCACACGCGGCGCTCATCCTCAGCGTGTTCTTTGTCCTTGCGCTTTTGTTCAGCGTCGTCCCACATGCGACAGCGTTCCTGCCATTCGTGGTTCTGCGGGCTTGACCATCCCTCAACGCTCCGCATGTACCGTTTGCCCTTGTCGAGTGCCAGACACGTTTTCATGAGTGTGCGTTCGAGTCCCAAATCGCGGTAGACAAGAAAAGCGCGGAACGCCTCAATGCTCTCGTTCTTGCGCCGTTCCCATGCCGTTGCATTCGCGGGCGGCGCTTCCTTCACAACACGCGGCGTAGCTTCCCGCCGCGCCGTCGGTTTCTTCGGTTTGTCTTTCGGTGGTGCAGTTGACTTTCGTGCCATCCCCTTTCCCTCCGTTTCGATTACACATCGGTTCGAGTGTAGGATAGCACAAGAGTTGAGAAAGTGTTGATTTCGACAATTGTTTGACAAGTATTCGATTACCAAAGAAATCTATTGACGAATGCTCTAAATAGGAGCATACTTAACCCATTAAAGAAGCATAGTTTAGGAGAGGGTATGCAATCCACTATGGGCGAAAACAAGAAGATTGGATGGACACCACGCGCTGAGTCGGCGTTGCAAGCGGTGTATCTCCAAATGATTGCGCTTGGCATCCCCTGTGAGCGCAGCGGAAAGCCGAATGCGACGGCGATCATCCAGTACGCGCTTGAACAGGCGGCGAAAGCCGGAAAGAAGCCAAAGTGGCATCTCCGCAATACCGCACTAGAGCAACAGGTAGCACAAGCTATCACCGCGCAAGCGCAGCAATGTCATGAGAATTGCGAACGAGCGATCCGATTTCACGACTTCGGCGCAACAATGGTCATCGGGACTGCACTATTTTCTGACGGACCCCCCATTGCTCATGCTTGGTTGGAGATGGACGGCGAAATCGTTGATCCGACTTATTTTGTGAGCGGACTATCACCCATCGACTACGCCCCCGATGTGCGATACACAAAGGCGGACATTGACAGAATTATCGAGCGCGAGGGCTTCTTTTACTTAACCCCCTTTGACCGAAAGGCGGGTGCGACATGAACGAAACTAAAATACGTTGGACCCACTCGTCATGGAATCCGGTTTCGGGCTGTTCAAAGGTCTCAGACGGTTGTCGTTTCTGCTATGCGGCAACCATCAGCTTGAAGTTCAAGCAAACGAGCAAGCCCTGGACTCTCCAGAACGAGGCGGAAAACGTCATCATGAAGCCTCACAAACTGCACGAACCGTACACGCTTGGCAGTGAACCGCAGCGATGCTTTGTCAACAGCATGAGCGACCTATTTCACCGGGTAATCCCAGATTGGTATCGTGCCGCCGTGTTCTGCGTCATGCTCGATCTACCGCATATCGTGTTCCAAGTCCTCACCAAACGATCCGATGCGACGATTCATTGGCATGAGCAATTTCTCGCCGCCGTGCGATCTGATGAATTCAAGTCGTTCACCGCGACGGTGAAACACAAGAAGGTCAAGGCGGCACTCCTGAAAGCCGAGAGCTATGCAACCCCCTGGAGCGCAAACATCTGGCAAGGCGTGAGTATTGAGGATGCGCGGGTTCTCAATCGAATTGACGATCTGCGTCAGTGCGGCGCTGTCGTGCGTTTTATCAGCGCCGAACCGTTACTGGGCGCATGGGGCAAGAGCGTCGATCTCAACGGCATACATTGGATTATCGTTGGGGGGGAGTCGGGCAAACATATCAACGAACACCCTGACCGTTTCATGAAACCGGAATGGGCGCGTGAAATCCGCGATCTCTGTATTGATCAGGGCGTGGCGTTCTTCTACAAACAAGACAGCGGGTACACGACGGAGTTACGTCCCTACTTGGTCGAGGAGGATACAAGCCGATGGGAGTGGATGCAATACCCTGACGACGTGGCGCTACCTGTTCGCATTGAAGGTGATAAGCGAGATGAACAGAATGCTGAGGGGAAGTCGTTCGAGTCGTGTTTGGCGCGGGCGCTGCACTTCGAGCGCGAAGCGTATATCGCGCCGTTTGCGTACTGGCGAGACATTGCGGCGATGTACGCCGCCTACTGGTACGAGGCGGCGGCGCGTTTGCGCCCCGTCCTGCCCTTGCCCCTGCAAATTGTGCCGCAGTTGGAAGCGCCGCCGATCCCGCCGACGTTCCCGCTTTTGTTGGCTGTCATCCTTCCCGATGGTGTTGCACGGAGCAGCGACCCGCACGATCCCGGCTTTGTGCCACCTGAGTTTGTGTATGTCATTGGCACGGAATACGCTCGATTAGATCAAGTCGATAAGACACGCGAACTGTACGAGCGTCATCAAAAGTATCTGCAAAGTGAAGAGGGGAAGCAGTTGACGGCGGAAACAGACGCCATGATGCAAGACCGTGTCATTGACCCCGACCCGATCCCCGATGTACCGCCTAATAAAATCGAACCGGACTATGCCGATCCGTTCGACTTGCCCACGAACACGAAAGCATTGTCGCTCTGGCAGCCCTGGGCGTCCTTGCTCATGATCAACGCAAAGCACATTGAAACCCGTTCGTGGGGAACACCCCATCGCGGGACGCTTGTGATCCACGCGGCGAAGAAGTGGGATTACGAGAACATCCCTTATGCCACGCTTGAAGAACCGTTCGTGAGCGCCTTACGTGCCGCCGGACTTGACCCGAATAACCTGCCGCTTGGTGCGGCGCTTGGCACAGTGATCCTCGATACCGTGCAGGACACGAGCGCAGTACGCGATATGCTGAACGTGCAGGAACTTGCTTTCGGCAATTTCGAGGACGGGCGCAAAGCGTGGTGTGTGAGCAGACCGAAGGCGTTCAAAAAACCGTTGAAGGTCAACGGGCGTCAGGGGTTGCGTGATTGGAAAGAGTATCTTGAGGAGATCGCGCCAGCGTCCGAACCCATGAAGATGTTCGAGCAGCCCGCACCGCCGGACACACCGATCAGCAAAACGCGGGTCGTCA